GTTGAGGTTGCCTTGATTATCGAGCAACGGGACGAGGAGTAATAACTTAAAACGTGCCGTCGGTTGGATTACTACCTTTTGGTTACTGTTTACATAAACGTAAGGCTCGTCGGGCATAATCACGACGGAATTGGCTAGCGGCACTTGGGGCGGATACTTAAATACGCTCCATACGTTGGCGTTAGTGAGATCGCTAGCAAGGCTTGAGCGGAGCGTGGTTATTGGGGCGTCGGGCATTGGCTAACCTGCCATACCGTTTGGCGAAAGATACGGGGCTAATATCCCGCGTACTTTTGCCAGGAGTGTATTTCCGAGCTGGAACGGGCTAGCGACAAAGCCGTCCACCGTAGCGACGGAGTTACCCGGGGCTTGGCGAGCTTGCCATAGGGTAACGGCTACGGTGGCGCTAGCTTCCCGTACCGCTGGCACGGTTGCATAGTCGTCGGCGTGGAAAGGGCCCTTGATCTTTCCATACGGACGGACTAGGTGGAAATCTTCTACCGCTTGATTGTTTATTGCATACTGCAAGGTATAAGTAGTAACGCGAGTAATAGTTTTACTGCCGTTATAGTGACCAGCGCACCCGTTAATGACTACGGTTTGACCCACGTTAAAGCCGTGAGGGATAGGGGTCGTAAGGGTTGCTACGTTAGTGGTTTTTACCTCGTGGCCGGATACCGGGCAGTTATTAAACCAAAGAAACGACTTTATATAGTCCTCGGTCGCTTGGCAGACTTCTTCTACCACGGCGTCGGTATAGAGGGTGCCTATCCCCAGTAGCGTACGCAGCTCAGCTTTAGTGATATACGTAGCTGCCATTAGGCACCCCCTAGATTAGTTAGGCCTACCCCCGCGGGACTAGGCGCGGGAGTAGGGGCTTAGTTTGGTTATTAGGTGAGATTAAAACGACGAAGACCGCCGGAAACTAGCGTCTTAGTTGCTAGGTATCCGTAGATCATTGTCTCAATCTCGCCGGAGGTTACGACGTTCGTGGAGAGTCGAAGTACCGGGCTCTCTGCAATATAGATAGCGCTAGGTACGCAGATAAACGCAGACTCGTCAATAGTTGTCGCGACCATATTCGGATCGACGTAAAGGTCAAGGCCTAGCACGTTTCCGCGAAGGCTTTGTGGGTTCGCATTTCCGCCGCTGTTGTATGGTGAGCCAGCGTTGTAGATGGGACGACCAGTTGAGTCGGTTGCACCCATAAGGAGCGACCATTGAGAAGTACCAGCGATATAAACCGTTGGAAGTTCTCCGGTTGCAAGGTAAGCCGCAGGAGTCTCGGTTGATACGAAGCTGATAATTCCCGCTGAGGTAGCAGCGGTCGTAGCGGCTTGAGTACCACCAGCGGTGATTTCTGCAATTACCGCTGCGTCGGTTGCCTTGTTATAGGCGCGGGTCATATTTTCGAGCATAGCTTGGAAGAAATCCGGAGAAGATCGCTCGATTAGCTCTACGCTGTAACGCTGCATACCGGCATACTTCTTTACGGTTGCCTCTACGTATGAGCTAACAATTCCGGTCTCCGAAGGCGCTCCACCTTCTGCGGTCTCGGCGACGGTGCCGTTAGTCGTAATCTTTGGAATTGCCACGGTCATACCAGCGGCAGCCAATGGACGTGATCCACCGAGAGCGTCAATAGCTGGACGTGAACCGATAGCAGTATCAACTACCGTTGAGATGTATTGGATAGGCTTAAAAGCCGGGTTGGTAGTAAAGGAATCGTCGGCAAAAGTCATAGCCTTAGCAGCTTGCGCGTCTGCGGCCTTGACGTAATCGCGTGAGTCATCATTACCGAGAGACGCTTTAATGGTGTGCTCGAGGTATTGCGCTTTTGTGCGAATTGGGTGGCGTACTTCCATCGCTGTGACGGTTACGCGGGGACGCGAGGCTTCGACCTTTTCGGCTTCTACCTCGACGGCTGGAGTGTCGGGGTTTTCCACGACGGCCTCGCTTTCGGTTGGTTGGGTTGGGTTTTCTTCGATAGTTTCCGGTTCGCTTTCGCTAGCGGCAACGGTAACGACTTCGGCGCTCTTAAACGCTGGAGTGTGGACGAGGCTCGTTTCTTGGAGCTCGGCGCTTTGTACGTAAAGCGTGTCGCCGCGCTCCACGGACTTATGAACGAGTACGCCGACGCTAAGCCCATCGCGTAAATCTGACGCCTCAATAAGTGCGTCATTCCCGCGCGTAGTTTCGGCTACCTTAAATTGAGCAAAAATACCTGCCTCGGTTTCTTGCACGTTAATAGCACGGCCTACCGGTTGTTTAGGATCGTGCTCGAGGAGCAACTTAAATCGCTCGTTAGGAATAGCAATAGACCCACGCTCGAAAACTACTTTTCCGACGGAGGTAAAACCGGGTTCATTAAACGGGACTATTTTACCGGAGATTATTCGGCGGGTAGAATCTGCCGCCTCTATTGTTCCACTAAACGTCAATAATTTCTGATCCATTAGGCGTCAAGTCCTCCATTTCTCTTGCTTGCTCGATTGTAATAAGACCTAAGGAAAGCAGTTTCTCCGTTACTTGTAGGCGTGTGAGAGCGTCTGACCTTAGGAATCCGTCATCTAGTCCCGCACGTACGTAATTTTGATTGCTAGTAATATCGTTCATAGAAAGGCGACCTTCTACTGCCTCGATATACGGGCGCAAGGACATATCCACGAATTGACGCCTCTCGTCAATAACGTTGGCATAGGTGAGACTGTTATTCATATCTGCCGACAACATATACGCCGGGATATTGCACATACGCGCTATCTCTGTTGCAAGGAATTGTAGAAAATCGTTATAGCCCATTTCCTTTGGACTAAAGCTCGTTGTCTTAAACTCGAGAGCTGCGTTTAAGTATCCTACGTTATTTTGTAAACGTGATTGCTTCCACTTAGCCAAAAGACCCACTATTTGATCTTCCGGTAAGTCTGCGCCGGTATTTTTAATATAACCGCTTTGTATTGGTGTACGTGCGTTTACACTTGCGGCATATTGCGCGTCTATTGCTGCGCGAATAGTTTGGCCGCCTATGTTAAGTATTCCGTCATTTAATGATTGGAAAGTAATCAAACTGCCGAGCCCGTCCATTGGACGCACGCGACCGTCTACGGAGTAACCGATTACGAGTGTGGAGTTCTCGTTATATCGTGGCGTGACGCGTTCATTAGCAACCCACGCAAAACGCGAAGGGCGACCAGTTCCGTCCGCGTATTGTTCGACTACTTCCCAATATGCAACGCCGTAAAAAAATAAACTATCGGCGGTGTATGCCATAGTTACTTGACGCGGTTGATTGCGATCGGGTTGCTCAAGCCATAAGGGAGAGGCTAATTCTTGTCCGGTACTTTTACGGTATAAATGAAACGGACTAGTGCCAATAATTCCGCAGATTAAATCTCTCGCTTTTTTAATGCTCGGTACGCTCAAGGCTTCTTGACGAGTAACAAATTTTCCGGCAGTTGCAAAATAATTGTAATTCGTATATTCCGGTAACGTCATTACCGGCGGCGCATATTGCGCCTCTATTTTGGGGTTGGGGAATAAAGTCTCGGCTACGGTATTGAGAAACCCCACGTGCGTAGTTTAGGGCAATATGCCGACATTTGTCCGAATTGCCCCGGCGTGTCTAGGCGACGTATATAACGGGTTTACTTTGTGGCGTGGAGGAGTGCCAGCTCACCATAGCCGCACCAATCGCCGCGCATATCTCCCCGGAGGATCGCCGACGTACCAATCTCCACCCGTGCTCGGAAATCTTGCTCGAGCAGTTGTTTACCGCGTCCACGAGGGTAGCCTCTTTCTTATGACGCAAAACCCGAGCGCTCATCATTTGAGCGAATCGGTGAGCGGCCTCTACTTGGCTCTTGCCGGAGCAATCGGCCATAGCAACCCCGGAAGCGGCTAGATAGGTAGCCGTATTTTGGGACATATAGCGATCATAGAGCGTGACTCTTGGCCGCCACTTTTGCACGTGTGCGTTGATGTCGCTAGCGAGCTTTACCTCATCGAGCGGGTTTTGAGCGTTCCACTCTTGCAATACGAATAGGTGCACAAAATCCCCAACCTTTTGACCGGCCACGAGTACCGCGTGCCGCTGCGTATGGGATTTATCGAAAGCAAAGTAAAGGTCGCCGCCCTCGACTAGCGTAATACTCTCGTCGGCGCACTCGTCAAAAGCTCCGGCCTCAAACGGGCTCGCCGTATTATCTAACCATTGGCAGAGCACTTCGCACCTAAAGGCCATTGGATCATTAGTAGCCGCTAAGTGTTTGAGAGTTTCGAGCTCGAGATAATGCCCCAGCGCCGGGCAGGACTCGACCCACCCTTTCACGTCCATAATGTCCCGGGAAGGGTGAGCGCTCCACTCCAACCACGCGAGGGTAGGAGAAGCTCCCGAAAGGGCGCGTTCGCGCAGGGAATTGAGCACCGTCGAGTTCTTGTCTCCCGCGTTGCTCACGGTGAGCACTTGAGCTTTTCGAGCGTTGGTCGTATAGATCGCCGCGTCGTAGGTGTCCTGGTCAATCGCCCGAAGCTCGTCAATAAAAAGGAAATCGGCGCTCATACCACGAGCACCGTTAGGGGTAGCAGCAACGACGGAAATCTGCGCTCCGTTCTTAAACATAATACGTTCGGCGCCATTGGTCGTGTAGGTCGCTTGCCACTCGGTTTTAAGCCGTGGCGTATTGCGAATTAGCCAATCTATTTGACGCCACGTAATGAGGGAGAGTTTTCGGTTCACGGCCATAAGGATCACGTCCTTTTCGCCAAAAAGGTATATTCCGGCCAAAATACGTAAAGCGGCCAAAAAGGTCTTTCCTTGCTGGCGACCGCAGATTAAACCGAGCTGTCGGTACTGCCAGCGCTCGCCGTCCATTTTGAGAATCTCACCTAGAGCGTTTTTTTGCCACGGCATAAGTGTTATGCCAATATCTTCGGCGAACTGCAAGGCCTCGGCTACCCGGCTCTGATCGCCTTCTCTTATGACGCTGTGAATACGTGGGATAGGGCTACCAACTACCGCCCCCACGGGAGCTGAAACATTTTTGCCCTGATCGGCTTGGACTTCCGTTATGTCCGTTTTGTTATCGTTTGGAATCGGGTCAAATCCGGACAACTCGGATAAATCAGAGATTACAAAAGATTGGGGGGGTGCTTTCTGTGTCAAAAAAAGACCATTTTGACCAACCTTGTTCGACTTCTTGAGGTTGCAAGGGCGGCATATCGCCGCAAGATTTTCGTAGCTATCCTCGCCTCCGCGAGAGATTGGGACTAAGTGATCGACCTCGTTCGCTTCGCCTTGGCAAACGTAACACGTACGATTATCGCGTACTAACACGTCCGCTCTTATCCTGCGATAGGCAACGTTATCTCTACCTTTTGGTCTTGGCATTAGTACCACCCTTTGCGCTTGCTGTGATCCCACGCCTTACACGCTGAGCCGTAACGTACCTCGACGTAGTTAAGTCCCCACAATATCTGAGAGTAAGGGTTAGCCAAGAACTCTGCTTTAGCTTTATCGCTGGCTTTTCTCATATGACGCTGAGGGATACCGTAATCGTCGGTAGGGCTAATGCTCGCAGGGTTCCACCTGCTCTCTTTGTACCATAGCTTTTTAATGCAGGAAAACTGCTCTTGATCCAGGAGAGACTTAGTGAAGGCGTGATAGGGAGCGATAGACAGAACTATGCTTAAACCCCATATTATTATTGTTTTATTAACTACCGTTTTAGTATTTATATCTT